CTAATTACACCAACAAGGTGACGACAAAGCGCGAACGCTTATATGTCGCCATCTTGAGGGAGCTTAGGGTAAAGCACAAGTTCGAAATCATCGAGTCTTTGCCACTTTTCTTTCTTATAAACAGCCTTTTCTAAAACCGACTTTAGGAGGCTGTTTTTCTTTTTCGGATCATCTGTTTTGAAGTACAGATCAAGAACATGTTCCACTTGAGGAATTGTATCTTTCTTTACTTTTTCCTTTTTTATTTCTGTTTTAATTTCTTTCTTTAAGTTTTCCATCGTTGAAGTAATTTCATTAATACGATCGGAAATTACATTTGAACGTTCTAAAAACATATCGACGGTGTAAACGCCACGCTCTAATAAATCATGTAAATTATTTTTTTGTTTTTGGACATCCACTAATTCTTTCTCAAGCTTTCGTAATGCAACTTCATTCATTTGAATAACTTGTGTTTCTTTCAATTTGTCATCTTGCTTATGTTTTTCAAAATCAGCTTTATAATTGATATACCATTCTTTTAAAGCCTCGAGTAATCGTTTTTCAATTAACTCTGTATAGCTTGATTTGTTTTCGCAGCCACGGTGTTTACAATCCATAGCTTCTTTTCTATTTTTCGGATAACGTTGGACCATGCTGTAACCACATTTACCGCATTTAATAATACCAGCCAGTGGATTTTTAATTCCGTTTGTATTGTAAGGAACGTGATACCTTGAATTTAATTTATCTTGTACTCGTTCAAACAGACTTTCTGAGATAATTGGTTCATGTTTTCCATCAGCAATAATCCAATCTGATTTATCTTGCCTTGCACAACTACGCTTTACAGCATCAGGATGTTTTACTTCTTTTCGTTTTTGCCACGTTACTTTTCCGATGTACACATTGTTTTTTAATATATCCAAGATGCTATAAGGGTTCCACTCATTTCCTAACTTACTTTTGTAACCAAGATCATTTAACTTGCTCCTAATTGCATTAGCACCCATATCCTCATTTGCATACCAATCAAATATCATTCTTACAACAGAAGCTTCTTCTGAATTAATTGTTAAAGAGCGTTCTCGCTTATTTAAACGATGGATATCATATCCGAATGGTGCATGTGTGCCAAGGTAATTACCGGCCTCTACACTTGCGACACGACCGCGTTGCATACGTCTCGTAATAATCTTTAATTCTTTACGTGCCATAAACGCTTCAAATTCGCTGTATTCTTCGTCCCACTCATCATTAAGGTCATAAGTCTTCCTAGGTGTCATAATCTTCGTATTCGAGCGTTTAAACGTCTCTAAGATGATTCCTTGCTCTTTCATACCACCACGACCTAGACGGTCCATGTCCATGCAAAGAACAGCATCATATTTGTTATCTTCAATTTCTTCAAGTAGCGCCAACATTTCAGGGCGTTTCACTAAGCTCTCACCAGAAACGATTTCCTCACGCACAGATAAAACATTTAAGTTCATTTCCTTGGCAATTTTCAGCAGGGTAGAGCGGTGCTTTGCTAAAGTTTCGCCTTCACCACGTGCTTCGGCTTCGAGATCCGCACGGGATTTTCTTAGGTAAATTGCGGTTTTCATGGAATTTCCTCCCTTTAATAGTTATTATAAACTCTAATAATGAATATAGAAGTATTCTTTTTTTGATGAGAATGTATGTTCTTTTTATATTAGAAGAAAAGCCCACAAAGGGGCTATAAGAAACTATTTTTGTTAGTTTAATTTGAATGTGTTGTTACAGTATCCATATCATCCTCATTCTTGTTCTCGTTTATTATCTTTGTGTATTTCAAATATACTTTTGAATCGAAATCACATATAAAGAATACCTCGGTATTTTCATAGAACTCTGAGAAGTAAACAGTTCTTTTATTATCAATAATATATCCATGTTTTAATTTCTCAGTTTTAATTTTTGCTTCACTTACTAGCGATACAGAGTATTCAGATTGTACTTTGATTTTATGTTTATTAATTATAATAGAATACAAATGGAAAACTATAATAAAGAAAAACAGTGCTGTGATTATAGTTTTAACACTAGGATCTATAAAAAAAGAATAGCTAAATAAAATACTATGTACGAAAGTCCCACTTATCATTGTGGACATAAATGTATCATTGAATTTTGTTTTGTTAATTTTTTTCGATTTCGAAGCACGTAAAGCAGATACAAGAATTTTAGTAAAGAAAAATCCCCATATTATTAATAGTACAAAAGCAATGATGCCAATCCAATTAGCGTATATATGAAAGCTTTCAAAAACAAGGTAAAGTAGCACTGTAACAGAAATGTTTAAAATAATAAATTGTATGTTCCCCATAATAAAACGCCATATTTGTAGGTTTTTTTGTTGTGTTTTTTCTAAAAATAGTTGATCGATTTCATTAATGGTTATAATTTTAAGGTTTTTATTAAAAATAAAACCAATCAAGGCAAGAAATGCTGTTCCAAGTGCCGCTATTCCAGTGGCGTATTTTATAAGAGTTTCAATTGTTAAATCCAATTGTATTTCCTTCTTTCATTTAATTTTTCTTACAAGAATTTTTATACATTTTTAAACGAGCGAATCCACCCGGAACCCCATAAATTTCTGCAACTTCTTGAATAGAAAAATGAGTATCTTGATAAGCAGAAATCATTTCATCGGTAAGTAATAATTCCACAGCAAATGTATTTGCTTCAATTTCTAAACGATCCACTGAAAAGAATGTTTGATTACGTAAGAAGGGAGTGTTTGCTTTAGGGTGAAGTAAAGCATGCCCTAATTCATGGGCACACACAAAACGTTGAGTGATTTCGTCGATTTGATTATTAATATGAATAAATTTAATGCGTTTATATGTGTTGTAAAAACCAAGAGTATTCCCAAGGTCTTCAAACAACACTATAATGTTTTTTCGTCTTGCAATTTCAAATGGATTCGTTGTTTCATGCTTTTCTGCGATTTTGAGTGCGTATTCTTTAATTTCCATTTCTCGCTCCGTTCAATCTTTTTTGTACTTGTTTGGAGTGAATTTTTGTTTTGCTAATTGTTTTGCCATGCGCATTGAGTTCTCCAGAGAAATACGAATCATTTCTTTTGTATGGTCGTCTATTGGTTCTCCGTCAAACATTAACGCTTCATCACTGTTTTCTAGCTCTTCTAATGTTTTTTCTAAATCACGTGCGATATCACGTTCTTCCTTAATCGATAATTTAGATGGATTATTAGATACCATTTCTTTTGTTTGTGTCCTATCTAACAAATAATCTGTTGATACTTCAAAAAAGTCTGCGATTTTCTTTAAAGTATCATAATCTGGTTCACGCTGACCTTGCTCATAATTAGCCAATTTTCCTCTTGAAAAGCCCAAGCGATCAGCAAGCTCATATTGACTTAGTTTTTGTTTTTTTCTAAGTTCCGAAATCTTTTTTCCGAGCATAAATTCTTCCTTCTTTCTAAATAAGAATAGGCGCTTTTTATTAATTATAGAAACGTTTAGTTTCTAAATCCACAAAGGAAACAAAAAGTTTCTAATAAATATTGACAGAAACAATTCGTTTCTGTATATTAGTGGTGTGAGGAAACAAAATGTTTCTTTTGGGGGTGCAATGTTGGATAAAAAAAGAAATAAAATGATTGAATTTAGAAGTAATCAATCAAGATTAGTCGTAGCAAAGAATTTGAAAATTACTCCTCAAATGCTAGGGGCAATTGAACGTGGTGATAGGACGCCTTCATTAGAATTGGCTAAAAGAATAGCTGATTTTTATAAAACTACAATTGATGATCTTTTTTTTAGTTAAAAAGGAAACGAAATGTTTCTGGGAGGTGAAAAAATGACAGCAACTAACATGGCAGTACCAACAGATCCGTCGCATACAAATATAGAAAGCACTTCAAGAGGTGACGCCATGAGCCAACAAGAAGAATATGCAGCGACTTATGAATTTGGAAAAACGAAAGTCCATGTTGTGGCTCCTGAGCCAAAATCGCAAAAGGATATTGATAAACTCCTTCAAGCATATTACAAGGCTGGTTGGGCCATCATCAAAGAAATGCAAGTGAAAGAAAACATTGAGGAATAGTTCCTCTCTTTTTACATGAAAAATAGACAAGTTACATATGTACTAAATTCATTGTAACCATTTGAAAACTAAATATGGAGGCGAACAGATATGGGAACAAGCATATACTGCAATTCAGCAATAGGGGAATTATTACAGAATGCTAGAGAGTGTTGTGATAATGTTCAGCTGAAAACGAAGAAAGGACTATCTAAGTACCTTGGCATTACACATGAACGCTTAACTCGTATTGAATCTGGACTTTCTAAACCAGAATTTGAACTTGCGATGGATTGGTGTCATGCAACAGGAGCAAAGTTGAATCAACAAGCGATTAAACATATTTATGGTGTTGGTTTACCGCCTACAGATCCACGTTTAACTCAAGATGTGAATTTACAATTAATGAACTACATAAAACAAGCAGAAGAAGGAATTTTAGCAGCGAAAGAAATCATGAACTTACAAGTTGCAACAAGGTCATGGAAGCTTGATGAAAAAAAGAAACATGAATACGCAGTTCATGCAAAAGAAATCTTCGATACAATCCAAGCTACTCAATGTGTAGTACAAGCTCTTGAGCAAGTACATTTTGGCATTATGGAACAAATACAAGGAAGTTGGTTGCGAAAGGCTATGGCGGAGAACGTTATTATTCAATCGGTGGATGGCTTAATGACTTTAACAAAGGTGCTGTAAAGGAGGAGGAAAAATGACAGTAGATTATAAGAAACCTAGTTTAAGAGAATATAAGGAATTAGTTCGCTATGATGCAAAACTAACTGGTGAAATTAAAATAGCGAAAATACTTGGTGATGATTCAAAATCAGTTGAATTAAAGCAAGAGAAGAAGTTAGTGGGGATTCGAATCAAAATTATTGAAGCATCATTCATTTTAAAACATAAATGGGCAAAAGAAAAAGCTACCGCCTGAGAACAGTAGCTAGCAATATATTTTACAAAGCAATTATAACATTTTATAAATCATTTGGACAAGCACTGTGCTTGTCGTTATGACCAGAAAGGGGTTGTTCCTCCCATCCCCTTACAATACGCCTTTCTGGTTGTAACGATGCGTACAGCATCAATTTAAAAAGAAAAGAGGTGTGGACTATGACTGTTGCAAATAAACAATGTTCAGAATGTAATAATGTTAATCCTTCAGATGCAAATTATTGCGAAATGTGCGGCAAGAAATTGAATTGAAAAAGAGGTGTTTTAAACACCCCTTAACTGTATTGCAACAAAATCAGCCGGATCCATTTGAGCTTGTTCGGCAGATTCTAATAATAAAAATGTTTCTGAACCACAAAGTTCACAATAATGCGCATCCGGCGGGTTTACATGATCACATAGATTGTCAGAACAAGGATTGAAAAGGTATGTACCACACCTTTTACAGTGTGTAGCAATATCAGAAAAATCATCATTACCACATTTCATACATGAAGAAAGTCTTAATGATATATCGTCTTGCATAAGTTGACACCTCCTTTTGTCAGTATCAATTTTACATGCAAAAGGAAGAGGTTTCCACAAAAAAGTTCGAACAAGCACGGCATCAATTAATACAAGAAAGAGGTGAGACCTATGAAAACTGAATATAACCGTTTAACTGAATTGGTTCTTTCTAAAGACCTAGAGCTTGCAAATGAGTTACATGATTGCATGGCTACTTGCGTTTACAACATGTTTAACGCTCAAACGAAAGAAGAAGCTGATCGCTGGGATAAAGAATTAATTCGTTGTTCGAAAGACTTTATAAAGCTTCGTGAAGCAAAGCAAGACTATGAGGCTTCGAAAAGTTACCGCGTGGTAATAAAAGGTTTCAGAGCAAGAGGAATCAATGTTTCATTAGTTACTCGAAAGAAATAAAAAAATCTATCACTTGGCAGAGTGATAGATAAAGAATTCGCTTGGAAAATTTTAGTTAAGACAATTATACCAAATCGTAGGCGGTATAACAATGGAGTGTGTTGCATGCTTTTAGATAAATCGTTACATAGAGTGTTGCTGAATTCTAACATATTTCAGCAAGCGACATCAGGGCAACACCTAATTTACTTAGTAAACCAATATCTCAAAATAGGATACAAGAATTATCGCTTATTACGTGTAGAGGACGGATTTGCGATATGTAAACGGGAGGATGAATAATATGGCAGTTTATAGACCAGTACATGTTTCATTTTGGCAGGATTCATTTGTTTTAGATCTTACACCGGAGGAAAAGTATTTCTACTTATATTTGATGACAAACAGTAAAACATCTCAATCAGGAATCTATGAGCTTCCACTTCGTATCATTGAAACTGATACAGGGTACAACCGCGAAACTGTTATGAAGCTATTAGAACGCTTCGCAGAGTACGGGAAAATTAATTACAACCAAAAAACAAAAGAGTTGTTCTTAATCAACTGGTTAAAATTCAATCCGATTAAAAATGTAAACATTGAAAAGTGCGTTTTAAAAGAAATTCAATCTGTGAAGGACCAGGATTTTTTAGTTGATTTTTATGAAACTTGCTTGGAATTAGAAGTGCAACAAGAATTTAAGATTCCAAGAATTAAGGAGTATTTATCAGCACGTTTGGAGGGGCTTATAAGGGGCTTCCAAGACCCTAGCAAGGAAGAAGAAAAAGAAGAAGAAAAAGAAAAAGAACAACAACAAGAAGAACGCGCAGGCGCGGAAGAAGTTGTTGAGGTTAATCCAATTTCTTTTTACGAGCAGAACTTCGGATTCATTACACCTTTTATCGCAGATGGTATTCACGCTTGGATAGATGATTTAAATGCAGAGCTTGTTGTGAAAGCTATGGAAATTGCTTTAGAGAAGAATACGAGAAACATGAATTACGTAAATACGATTTTACGAGATTGGCATCTTAAAGGATTGAAAACAGTAGCAGATGTGGAGGTGGCTGATAAAGCATTTCGTAATCAACGATTAGCAAAGGCGCAACAACCGACACAAGCTCCTTATCAACAAAAAGGCTTATCAGAATCTACTAAGAACGTAATACAGCAGCAACAATCATGGGAACAAAACATTCCAACGGATGAAGAGCTTGCAGCACTTAATCAACAGAATGGGTGGATGGTTCAATGAGTAACGATATGATTCGTAACGCAGAAGCTGAACAAAGTGTTTTAGGTAGCATTATCCAAGAAGGCGATTTAATTAAAGATTGTCAGCTAAAGGCAAAACAATTTTCTTTACCAACACATCAAGTGATTTTTAAAGCGATGAGAGAGTTAGAAGATGCTGAGGTTCCAATAGACCTTGTCGCTCTCATGGGGAAATTTGATGAAAGCTTTATGAATCAAATTGGCGGAATTGGATTCTTTGTAAACCTGACAGAAGTTGTTACCACAACAAAAAACTTTTCTTATCATGAAGGTTTAGTAATTGAGGCGTGGAAGATGCGACATGCTCAGGAGGTTGCTGGTAACTTATATAATCGTCTTCAGCATGAAAGAGATATGAGCGTTATTAGTACATCGATTGACGAGTTAAGCGCCATTGAGGAAACGGGTTATTCAGATGAATTTAATTTAAAGGAAACCCTAGTTGATCTGTATAAGAACATGCAAATTGATGTAGGTGATTTAACCGGTATACCAACTGGTTATGACGACTTAAACAGAATGACCGCAGGATTGCAAGAAGGTGATTTAATTATTATCGGTGCCCGTCCTTCAATGGGGAAAACAGCATTTGTATTAAACGTTGCTTTCCATGCAGCAAGCGCTCATACAGCAACAGGGGTCTTTTCTCTAGAGATGGGCGAAGAACAGTTACTTAAGCGTATGATCTCAAGTACTGGAAATATAGATGCAACGAAATTAAAGAACCCTAAAAAGCTATGTAATTTAAAGGATTGGGAAAAGATTAGTCAGGCTATGGGCTTGATAAATGATTTACCATTAGAAATTTACGATAAAGCAAATGTAACGATGCAAGAGATTTACGCAAAGACTAGGAAATTAAAGCGTAAGTATCCTGATAAAAAGGTGCTAGTCGCAATTGATTACTTGCAGCTTATTGTAGGTGATCCGAAGCATAGAGGAAACCGCATGCAGGAGATTGGGGAGATTAGTCGGAAGCTGAAGCTTATGGCACGTGAGTTAAATGTATGTGTAGTCGCATTATCGCAATTAAGCCGAGCTGTTGAAAGCAGACAAGATAAAAGACCGTTACTCTCAGATCTACGTGAAAATGGTCAAATTGAGCAAGATGCAGACTTGATCGCATTCTTATATCGCGAAGATTATTACGACCGTGAAACAGAAAATAAAAACATAACGGAAATTATTTTAGCTAAACAGAGAAATGGCCCAGTTGGTGTGGTTGAACTAGCATTCATTAAAGAGTTTAGTAAGTTTGTAAATTTAGAGAGAAAGTTCAATCATCCACAGGAGGCCTAATCATGTTGTTACGGCAGGAAGTAGAGCGCAGAAAACTAGCAATTATTCGTAAATTATTGGGATTAGGATTAACTGAAATTAACGGACAAACATTAGATCAACTAACGTTAACGCAGCTTGAAGGAATTTTAATAGCAAGCTTGCAGGTATTGGAGGGGAAAAACAATGCCAAAGCAATTAACAATTTTTGACGTGGAACCAGTTGTATCATTTGATCCTAAGAAAGCTCATATTCAACGTTTGAATTCAAAATTACGGTATGCAGATGTGGTTGTACAAATACCACGTCAAGCCAAAGCGATTGATGAATTAAAACCAACGACAGCACCTGATGAGCGTTACGAATTATTTGAGGATTATACAATTGGGATTTGGCGTTATAAGCGAGTGGAGGATAAACAGTTTGATTGGGAAGAAGCTGAAGAGATATGTAAGCGAGCAAGGGATAGCAAAGAGCCGGTTCCAATACGGCTGCATTTATCAATTGAACAATCATTTGTTCCAGAAAACGTTTTGCAATATTTGTAGACAAACAAAAAAGCCGAGATTGCTCCCGACTTGCTTCGACAAAGTAATTATAACATATGGGAGTGATCTTGGTGGGAATCAGAAAAGAAAATCTTGTAGAAATGATAGCTGAAATAGATTTGAAAATAAACGGAATATATGTTGTTAAAAATGGTCAGGTCCAACTAATAAAACCACCTCAAGGTGGATTCGGGGAACAATCATTTGTATATCAAAGTGGAAAAGTAATTCGTATGGAAGAACGAAAAACACAGTTACTATAATCAAATTTGAATTTTGTACAAATATACAGAAATGATTGAGGGATAAACCTATAAATAAACCCTGTACTCTCATCATATAGAAAGTACAGGGTGCTGAGTTCTTGGGATGGTGAACACCAGCGATTAAATAATAACATGAGTATTCAGAAAAAACATTGAATAAATGTTTACGTTTTTTCAAATAATAGTCAATTGGTTTGAAGCGAACAAAAGCGTTATTTGAACAACAAAAAGCCCTGCAAGGGGAGCAAGGGCTGGGAACGGGGTATCATGAATTGCCGAATTAATAACGAATGACTTCTTCGAATGAATTTAGTGTAACACACAAACTTGTATATATCTGTTACGAAATTATGAACAAAGGGGAAATGAGAGATGAAGAAAGATAGATATCAACGCATAGAAATTGTGAATTCACTTCTTAGTTACTTAGCAGATCACGAAAAAGATTTCTTCCGTTATGAAGATGAAAATAGAACAGCTCATTTTAAACATGATGGTAGAAACCTATGGTTTGTAGACCACTATTCAAATGTTCCTATGCGTATGACAAGAAGCTCATATAAAAACAAGAAGCAAGAAAGATACTTCTCAAGTGGTGGAACAATGTGGGCGCTAATTAGAGATTTTACCGACTTCATTTATGGTGATTACAACTCGAACGGTAACAACGGATACGGTGGATTGTATTGTACACATTGGGGTTGGTCGGATGAAGAAATGAAAAAGATGCGCGAGTATGCAAGAGAAGTTGGGTACTTAAAAGTTTCATAAAATAGTTATTTAATGGGATGTTGAGAATAAGCGATTATCATTAAATTGCTCAATGATTAATGATAATTGCTTATATATCGAAAAGCTATTTAGCTATAAGAAATATAGTTTCATCAGCCTTGGAAAACCCATACAACTTTCTTGCGAACTGTAAAATACCTTCTTCGCTCTCTGTTAAAGTTTTAATATCATTTTCAAAATAGTGTCCAACGTTCTTTAAATAAGATAATTTTTGTTTTTCATTATTAAGTATAATTTGTTTTTCCTTAATCATTTGCTCTTGCTTATAAAGGGAGGTTTGGGCGGAAATAACCATAGGTAGCATAAAAGCTAGCGCTAGTAAAAGACGACGTCTTAGTTTTTTATTCGTTTGTTGGTGATTGTTAGTATTAATTTGGTTTTTTAGGAATGATTGTTGTGATGGTAATTTTGGGATACTTCCCATTTTAATGCCTCCATTACTAATTATAAATTTAAAATGTTTAAAAGTATTATATATGCTAAATGGGTAATTTTGAACCTATTTTGGTAAAGATAGGTTTTGTAAAATTTAAATAAAATCCTTATTTTTTATTAAAAACTGCCCTTGTATTTTGGGGTCACAAGGGCAGAGGATATATGGGGTTGCAAAGGGACAATTTGCAAATCCTTTTAAATTCTAACATGTATATAAGCTTAAAATGGTTACAGAATAGATACAAAATCGTTATTTTGCAGACAGGAGCGAGAAAAAATGAAAGTAAGATTAATTGATTTAGAACCAGGTTCATTGTTCGAATTCAATGGCACGTTCGCTTTAAAAACAGAATACAGAACAGACAGCGGAGCAACTGAAGCGTATATAGTCGGCAGCGGTGAAATGTTTTGGGGTGGAACGATGAATTATAGAGAACAAAATGAATTAATGGTACGCCCGATTGATTCAAAAGTTTTAGAGGTAAACTAAACCAAAACGCTATTTTAATTTCAAACAAAAGAACAGTCAGCAAAAACTAACTGTTCCGTGCATAAGAAGAATCCAATGTTCATTCATATTGCACCTTGGTGTATCTATAGTATTAACGTAATTTTTGAATTTATTCAGCTAACCAAAAAGCAGCTAGCATAAGCTAACTACTCTGTCCCATGGAGAATCAAAGAAAATCAGAGATTCATTATGGAATAGCTGTATTTATAATATGTGGATGTTTTTTAATATTATGCATGAGTTGATAATTTAATAAAAATTTCATTTTGTAACGAAATGAGGTGAGTCAATTGAGGTTTTATAAAGGTGATTTGGTAATGGTTATCCATCCTGATTATCCAGAGCTTCAGGGATTAGGAGAAGTTACAAAGGCATCGGATGAAATTGCGTTAGTCTGGGTTTACTTATATGTAGATAATAGCGAACGGTTTGTTCATATCGAATTTTTAAGACATGCAACTGAAGAAGAAATAAGAGCAGCTAGCAAAAGCTAATTGCTCCATTTTCAAAAAGGTTCCGAGCTGCAATCACTGTTAAGAAAGCGGCTTACAGGTAGTATGTACAGAATTGTGGGGATTATTCGGATGAATAAAAAGAGCACCTAGGCCAGAGTGCTCTTTGGAAAAAAGTGAATAAAAGAGATGATCATATAGAAAAAAGAGATTCGATATTAAAATATGCACCAAGTGAGAAAAAAGTGAAAATAAAAGAGCAGCTAGCAAAAGCTAACTGCTCGGCCCAAGGAATGGGGAGGAAGAGTTTGGCTACTGTAAAAATGGATTACGGCTATTCGCCAGCCTATCTATAGCATGACCGGGACCTAGAATTTTATTCAGATAAACAAAAAGAGCAGTGAGTTTTCACTCACTGCCCATCTCCAGGGGAATTGGAGACTAGTGTATCTACAGTATTAACGGAATTTTGATTTTTATTCAGGGAGGTAGAGGGAAATGAATTTAGATTTAAGAGGCGTGAAGTTCTTTATGAAAACGGCTGATGGAGAAGATGTAGAAATTAAGGAAACTCTAGATGTCAGCATTAATTCTGACAAGATAGTTGATTCTGATTTTGGTATTGGCGGAGAAATAAACGGCACATTCACCTGGGAAGAACCGGAGAACGTGAAAGAATTAAAGGAAAGAGGTTTCACGGATCAGCAAGCATGGAATATCCATTTGCGTAAAGGTGAGAGTTGGAAAGAAAACTTAACAAAATAATCCTTTGTGCGACACGTTTCCTCATAAGTGTGCAAACACGAAATAGGAGGGTTATCAATTTGATAACAACAACTGATTGATTGAAAGTAGGAATGAAAGCCGTCAGGTTGAGCTGAAACTACTTATCTGATACTCCTACATGCAAGGCGTGATAGTAGTCACAAATTGTATGAAGCTAGGTGAAGTCGGCTGAACAAAACCTAAGTGAGAAATCATATGGTAATGGATAGGTCGGGATGCTACAAACTATCTATGGTGAGAATGTCCAAAAAAAACGGACTGGCGAACTTGCGAATGTACGGGTCTAAATTATTAATACATTAGAAATGTGTATGTCGTCAATGACGACGTTATCTACCGAAAAGTAAGAGTAAAGGATATGAAATTTGGAACATCTAACGATGAGGATGTAAAGATAGCAGGCTTAAAGCAAGCACCTAAGGATATATGTATAGCTAAGTCAATCGGAACGTGGTAAGCAAGAAACTGTCACTAACGTCTACTAACAGACAGGTGTATATAAGGTTCTAATGAACCGAAATTACTTTATTCTTGTGAAGGTGGGGACACAGTACCGACGAAGCATGTAACAAATGTGGAGGGATAGTCCCTAGTCTTGTTCTTTGAAAACTAAACTAACTAGATGTAACTCACAGGATCGAGTAAGATGATGGGACTTTTCGTAAGAAAGGGGAATTAATACATCGGTGAGTACAACATTGTTTGTAATCTGGTTTCTTTAGTATAAAAGGATAAGATGGGACGCTGTATGCGGTGAAAGTCGCACGTACAGTGTTAAGCGGGGGAAAAGATGGAGATAACTTCAAAGTCTTACCTATCGCAACTGTGGGGAAAAGGACTTTATAAAATAGGTACAATTCACGTTTAGATTATTTTTGAATGTAATATAGGTATTAAGAGGAGTGAAACGCTCCAAAATGGAAATGAGAGACGTTTGCATGAAAGGGATGAGAGGAATGGCAAATGCAAAGAAAAAGAAAATAAGAAAAGCTATCGCTCGTCGTGCGATAGACGTTGATAAATACCAAGTTAACAAAGCTTGGAGAAACATCTTTGTGCAGGCTGGTATTATCAAATAAATGAAAACAGAATACAGTCCGGCTAGAAAACTAGAGGATACCAATTTTTAGAGCAGCAATAAAGCTGTTTTAAGAAATGGTGTCCTTTTTATTTTGAAAAGGGAGATGGGGAAATGAAGGCAATAAGAGATCAATTACGTGAATGGAAAAGGGAATCAAAACAAGCGAAGAAGAAAAACAAGAAAAAACAAAAAGAGAAATTAAGTACTCGTGACATTGAAGATTTAATGGGAATTCGAGGGCCGCGTTATGAACGTAGACGTGGAGCGCTAAGACAAAAGTAAAATTAATTAAGGAGGAACTCGAGATGAGAGAACAGTTATTTTTTAATATGCCAGTTGTTGATACAAAGGAAACAAAGAAAGCGGTAGAAGAAGTGATGGGGAATTATCGTGAGTATTTGAATACATTGCCGAGTAATTTAATGCCAAAAGTAACGACAATGTTTTCAGAGGTTCCTCCGACATTTACAAATCAGTTTCATAGTTCTACTGAAGATATTGCTATTGAGCGCATTGAATTAGAGAAACAAAGAAAAGAGTATATGGATTGGGTACATCAGGCTGTAAATACATTGAAGCCTGATGAGCGATTTATTATTTATAAACATTATATTGAAGAAGAAATGGAAACAGATTTAAATATTTGGCTGGAGTTAGGTGTAGGGAAAACGAAGTATTATAAATTAAAAGGTTCAGCGTTATTACGTTTAGCATTTAATCTTAAGGTAGAAGTATATAAGAAGAAAGTGAAACGTAAAGAAGGAGTGAAGAATGTATGAATCTTGTTCAACCAATTAGAGATAAGGAAATGATCAAGGAACTTAAAGAATATTTTAAGGAACAGAATGAGCGTAATTACATTCTGTTTCTTCTGGGCATTAATACAGGGTTACGCATTTCCGATATCCTACTTCTGAGAGTTCGTGATGTAGAAGGTTGGAGTATATTTATTCGTGAAAAGAAAACCAAAAAGGTTAAAGAGGTAAAGATGCCTTCAGATTTAAAGAAAGCATTGAGGGAATATGCGAAAGGGAAACCGAAGAACGAGTTTCTTATTAAAAGTAGAAATGGGAAGAACAAACCTATTACTAGATCGATGGCCTATGTAATTTTGAATCAAGCAGCCTTGAAATTTGGATTAGAACGAATTGGGACTCACTCACTTAGAAAAACATATGGATACCATCACTATAAGCAATTTAAAGATGTAGTTGTTTTGCAACGAATGTTAAATCATACGGATCAAAAAGAGACGTTAAGATATATAGGGATTGAACAAGATACATTAAATGACTATCAAAAGAAATTTAGAATTTGAATTTATAAATCAGTAAATTCAAATATCAATCTACTAAAATTAGAATGTGTGTTTCCTTTTTGGGAAATATAAGTTAATATTGGTAATAAATATTAGAATAGGAGAGTATTGTATGGCGGAAGTGGAAGGTAAAAAAAATACTAAAGTAAGTATTATGGAGGGTATTTCATTAAGCATATCATTTTTGATAATTGGGATATTCGTGTATTGTAATCCCGATTACTTAGAAGGTGAGACAGCTACTTATGTAGTAAGTGGTATTTGTTTTTGTATCGCTTTCTTGGGATTTACTACGGAAATATCTAAGACGGTTGAAAATGCAAAAGATTTAGTTGTCGGAATTATTTCTGCTGGATTGGTAATTTCTATTTGGGCAATTCTATATCATTATTTCCCGATTTGGTGGGTCAATTTAATTAGTTTACTACTTCTAATAACAGGGGTATATGGATTGATTCTTACTGTAGTGCAATTTGGTAGCTATATCAAAATGGGAGACCATAGAAGTACTTTTGTTAGGGTTTTGATTGTTGGGAGTGAAATTATAGCTTTTGTAGCATCGATAATAACAATTTTGCAGAGTGTGGGAATAGCAATTCCATTTCTTTAATAATTGAGGAAATCAAATCTTTTAAAAAGGCAGTTACTATACTGTCTTTTTATTATGGTTGTAAAAAATTAAAGGAGATATGTTTTTTTATTTATTAATGAATTCGCTTCAAAAGAAAGGTGTCAAACTCGTTTTACTGGAATGCTATAAAGCTTGATAGTTCTAAGGAAAAACGAGTTGGTCTAATTCAACACAATCTAGTTTATAGCTAATTCATTTTTAATGATTACAGTTTAAATTTAAACAAAAATATATAAAAAGAGCTTAAAAATACGTCCGATATTAATCTGTTTTATTAACAGTATTTGAGATTATATAGTATAGAAGCTCTCGTTTGACATAAAAGTTATTTATATAGATAATTAAAAAGACTAATATTGGAAGGAGATACATATATGAAAGTAGTAATGAAAAATTTTAAGGTTATCTTTTATTTTGATGATGAGAATACAAGAAGTTTAGTAGTTGAGGCTGCTAATAGCACGGAAGCAATTCAGGATATTGAATCTAGTAAATGGTATGGAAATGATGATGTAAGGGTTAACTTAGCAAATGTAACACACTATAAGATTAAAGAAGTGCGATAAATATTGTTTGGGAAAAGCTACCTATACTAAAGGGTAGCTTTTTTATTCGTAAAACGCGAACTATTGGCGGACAATTTGCGAACTATTTACGGACACGTTTTGGTTTTTAACATGTTATATTTGTATTGTGAGAAGTGGCGGAAAACACAACTCACTATGTCGTTTCTAAAATTCTAAACGGGTCGTAATGACGGCAGATAAAATCCGAAACCAGCAGATGGTACTGATTGAATGCTACCGTTATTAAGGAGAGCTTTTGCTCTTCTTCCAGTTACTTAATAAACGTTGTTGTAATGTTAGGTGACTGGAAGAGGAATAGAATTTCATATACCGCATGTTAGTAATTGTTCAATGTCCATAGTTTCTTATTCTTATGGAACAATTATTCAACTATGCTACAATTATATTGGTTTATAAATTCAATGTAATTGTAGAAAGGAATGTGGGAGTAATGAATGGTTTAGATCAATTTATTGAAAAAGTAAAAACAGTTGTAGCTACAGATGCAGAGGAAAAATTGTTACGTGAACAATATAATCAAGTAATACTTCCGGGTATGAAAAAAATTAAAGAAGATTTAAACAAAATCGAAGGATTTAATTATTCTGTTTCTGTATCAGAAGGGCATTCAGATTTAAAGATACGTGACAAAGAGTTTACAATTAGAGTTGATGCGGTTACAAACACTATTAAGATTTACACTATTACAGATCCAACAAACTATGTAGATGTAGATAAAATTATTTTAAAAGAAGAAAAGTTATTTAGTACCGAACGCGACGAAATATTTACTGAAGAGATTCTAGTAGTGTATCTAAATGAGGTATTTAAAGAAATATTAGGTTAATAAATTTTCTGAAAAGCATCCATTCGGGTGCTTTTTTATTTTGGAGGAGAATGAAGGATGAGTGAACAAAACTTGAATGGTGAAATTACTGGGTTAAGAACACAAGTGAATATGTTGAAATGTACAGTTGATGAATTAACAAAAAACATTAGCGATTTAAAGCGAGATAAAAACAGTCTAGTTGGAACAATAAATGTTATGTCAGAAAGTATCGAGGGCTTAAAACAAACAATCATTCACCTTGAACATAAGGTCGATTTAAAAGCAGATAAATACTGATGAAATAGGGAGGATTCACAAAATGGCTAATAACAAATTAAAGATTAATATTAATATTGATACAACTGAAGCATTAAAACAAATGAAGGAAGTTACTGAAGCTGCTAATGAATGTGTTGAGGCATTAGAGAAGTTGGAAAAGGTTATGAACAAGTATACAGGAGAATCTGAAACTGTTGAAGTATATCTTGATGGTAAATCCATAGTTCAAAAGTTAGTTCAAAGTGATGACTGCAAATAAAACAACACAACAACGAAAGTTCTACGATAAATATAAACGGGATAAAGAAGCAAAGAAGTTCTATGACAGCACAGCATGGCGAAGATGTAGAGAGCTGGCACTGATACGAGACAACTACCGTTGTCAAGAGTGCATGAAGCATGATCCATTGATACCAGTACCTGCTGATATGGTTCATCATATCAAAGAAAGATGTGAATATCCTGAACTTGCATTAACATTAGATAATTTAATTAGTCTATGCAATTCATGTCATAATAAAGAACATCCTGAAAAGGGTGGAGGGAAAAAGAAAAGTAAAAGAAAGATTCAGTTCGTAAAAGTAAAAGCGAACAAAGAATTCATATAGCCCCCCTCCTTTTATTGTTCAGAGCCGTTTCCGCCCAGACCGGTGCCCTCCTTCGTGCGTAACGCAAGTGGTTTTTCTAAAGGGGGGTAAACCCTAAAAACAGGAGCATTTTATTTTTGAAGAAGCATTTTTTATCCATAAAATGTAAGTGAGGTGATATCGTGGATAAAGGATTGATTGAGAGGAAACCACCTACTCATTTAAAAAAAGTCGGAAAAGACACTTGGATTCGTATTTGGGCTGTTTTAGAGGGGGAAGGTAAGGCTGATAAAAATGATCCCATTGTAGTTGAAGCGATTGCTTTCAGTTATCAAATGTTTAGGGAGATGGCGGCCAATGTTAAAAAAGAAGGGCTGACAATGGAGTATACAAATAAAGCCGGTGCTACAAATCTTACTAAGCACACTTTGATACCAGAGATACCTAAGTATTTACAGCAGATTCGTCAATACTTAGGAGAACTTGGATTGACTGGAGCAAGCCGTAAAAAGCTTCAGGAAGAGTTAACTGGAGATTCCGATGATGATTTCGACGACTTCTAAGCCATCTGAAATAACTAAGTGGTATAAAACATGGCGGAATGAACAGATAAAGCATTTTTATATTCTAGTAGATCCATCTCCTGAATTGAAAACGACTTGGTATGCAGAACAAGTTGTGAAAGGAAACATAAAAGCTAGTAAGAAAAATATTTTGTCTTGTCAAAGGCATTTAAATGATTTAAAGAGGCAGGGTACTGAAGAATTCCCTTGGATATTTGATGAAGAAAAAGCACATCGACCTATACGGTATATCGAAAAGTTTTGTCGTCCATCAAAAGGGGATTATAAAAGGTTAGTTCTTCAGCCATGGCAACACTTTGTTATAGGTTCTTTATATGGATGGGTTCATAAAGATACAGGGTATAGGCGCTTTCGTGAGGGCCTTATTTTTATTGGGCGTAAAAATGGAAAAACGACAATGATTTCCGGGCTATCCAATTACGCTGTTGCTAAAGATAATGAACCAGGTGCTCGTGTTTATGTTTTGGCAAATACAAAGCAACAAGCTGGAGAACTGTTTGATGAAAGTCGTGCAATGGTTCAAAAGTCACCATTTCTTCGGAAGCATTTACGCGAAAATCAGAAAGGGATTTTCCACGATAAAACGCATTCTAAAATTGAACCACGTGCATCCGACAGTAAGAAGCTAGACGGATTAAATACACACCTTGGTATTTTTGATGAAATACATGAATTTAAAAATTTTAAGTTAATCAACGTTATTAAAAAGTCACGTGGTGCACGTAAACAACCGATGATTGTTTACATCACTACAGCAGGATATCAACTTGAAGGACCACTTGTTCAATACTATGAAATTGCAACTGATGTTTTGGAAGGAGTTATCGACCAAGATAGAAAGTTTTATTTCATGGCTGAAATGGATAGTGTGGATGAAATCGAGAATCCTGAACTATGGATTAAAGCAAATCCTAATATGGGAGTTTCACTAGATCTTCCATCGCTTATTGATGATTGGAATACAGATAAACATACAGAGGCTGAAAAGAACGACTGGATTACAAAACAATTTAACATCTTTGTTGATAATGATGAAATGTCCTTTATTGGTATTGAGATATTAAAAAGAAATGAAGAAGTTGTTGATATAAAGGGATTAGCTGGTAAAGAGTGTGTTGCAGGTTATGATTTATCCTCAACAGAAGATTTTACAAGCGCTTGTTTAGAGTTTCCTTTAGAAGATGGAAATGTTTTTGTACTATCTCATAGTTGGGTTCCGCAAGCTAAAGTTGATCGTGATAATGAGAACATCGACTTTAAAGAGTTTAAAGATAAAGGTTGGCTAACTATTATTCCTGGTGAATATGTGAAATACGAGTATGTTTACGATTGGTTTGTTGAACAATCTGAACAGTATTTTATAAAGAAAATCACTTATGATCCCGCAAATGCGTATCGTTTAAATGAAGATTTGAAAGCATATGGATTTGATACAGAACCAGTTCGACAGGGACATTTAACTTTAAGTCCAGCATTAAAAGATGCAAAAGAACTGTTGTTAGATGGAAAAGTAATAAGTAATAAGAATCGTCTTTTTCGTTGGTATATGAACAATGTAAAACTTGTGGAAGATAGAAACGGTAACTTTTTACCATCTAAACAAAGTAAATATCGGAAGATTGATGGTTTTGCAGCATTTCTAAATGCTCATACAGAAGTAATCCCGATGCTATCTAAATTACAAGGTGATGGAAATATTGAATTTGTATCAGTTAGCGATCTTTTTAAATAGAAAGGCGGTGAGAAATTGAAATGGATTAATCGTGTTAAGGGAGCGATTAAAGGAGCATCATTGGGATGGAAAGGTGCCGGATATAACTTCACCTCATGGTTTGGAAGGAAGTTTTGGGGGATTGATAATGCAAAATTAGCTACAAACGAGACGATTTTTAGTGTGATTAGTAGATTATCTAATACGGTAGCATCTTTACCATTAAAGCTTTATAAGGATTATGAAACGGTTTTTAATCAAGTGTCTGATGTTGTGATGAATGAACCTAACCCAAACATGACCGGATTTGAATGGATAAATAAAATTGAAGTTTCAAGAAATGAAACTGGAAATGGATATGCAGCTATTATTCGTGATATTCGATTTCAAGTGGAATCATTAATCCCTATTGAATCTGCCTATGTAACGCCTTTTTTAAACATGGATGATAACAATTTGTGGTATGAAGTACGTGGGATTGAAGGTACTTATTACATCCACAATATGAACATGTTTCATGTCAAACACATCACAGGTATTTCAAGATGGAAAGGTATTGGCCCAATTGATGTTTTACGAAACACTCTAGAATATGATAAGGCAGTACAAGAATTTAGTTTGTCAGAAATGCAGAAGAAGGATAGTTTCATTTTGGAGTATGGAGCGAACGTAGATAGCGATAAGAGACAAAGGATCATTGATGACTTTAGACGTTTCTATCAAGAAAATGGCGGTATATTATTTAGAGAACCAGGAGTGAATATAGATGAAATGGAGCGGAAATACTTCGCTTCAGACACGTTAGCATCGGAACGAATTACACGTTCAAGGGTTGCTAACGTTTTTAATGTTCCGGTTACGTTTTTAAATGATACTGAAGGCCAAAGTTATAGCAGCAATGAACAGTTGATGATTCAGTTTGTTCAAATGACTTTAACTCCTATAGTTCGTCAATATGAGCAAGAGATGAACCGTAAGTTGTTAAATAAAAAAGAACGACAAGATGGACATTACTTTAAATTTAACCTCGGAGGGCTGTTAAGAGGTGATACAGCGTCAAGAACAGCTTACTATCAAGCGGCAATTAGGAGCGGATGGTTATCACAAGATGATGTACGCCAAAAAGAAGACGAGCCACCTGTAGGTGGTAACGCTTCGAAACTTTGGGTAAGTGGTGATCTATATCCCATTGATATGGACCCAACTCAACGGAAGGGGGTGAAAAACAGTGGCAAAGAACAAACAGAATAAATTTTTCCAAATGAAAGCATCTGCCAATGGTAAATCGGCAGATATTTTTATTTATGGAGAAATTACAAAGTACGCATGGGAAGAATACGGTGAGGTATCGTCTATTACCTTCAAAAATGAACTTGATGAACTAGGTGATGGTATAGAAGCTATTAATCTTTACATCAATAGTCCCGGAGGTTCAGTCTTTGAAACAATGGCTATGATTGCAATGTTACAACGGCATCCAGCAAAGGTTATTTCCTATATTGATGGTATAGGTGCTTCTTGTGCATCAGTATTACCAATGATTTCAGACAAGATTGTTATGTATGCTAATTCAATGTTAATGGTTCACAATGCATGGACATACGCATCAGGAAATGCCGATCAACTACGTAAAGCGGCGGATGACATTGAACGTATTAACCAATCAATGGTGCAACACTATTTAACTCGTGCTGGTGATAAGTTAGATGAAGATAAATTAAAACAATTACTAGATGCGGAGACCTGGTTATCGGCTGACGAAGCAATGGAGTACGGACTTTGTGATGAAATTATCTCAGCAAATAATGCCGCAGCATGTCTAGATGAAAAGTGGATGAAGGAATACAAAAATGTTCCACAACAATTAGTGAATGCACAAGCTAACATACCATCCAACGAAATGTTAGAACGACAAAAAATTGCCGAAGAAGCGAAAGCTAACGCGGACTATGTAAAAACAATTTTAGGAGGAATTCGTTCATGAAAATGAAAAATAAATATCGATTATCTATTGGTAACTTACAACACTTCTCAAGCAATACATTATTTGAGTTGAAACAAAATCTATCAACTATTGGTCAGCAACTTCAAAAAGTAGAAGGTGAGCTTTCTCAGAAAGCAATTGATCCAGCTACAACTATGGAGAGTCTTCAGGTATTGCAGCAATCTAAGAAAGACCTTCAAATGCGATTTAATGTAATTAAAGATCAACACGATTCAATGGAAGCTGAACAAAAAGCACAATTTCAATCACAACAAGGGATTAAGGGTATTGAAGATCCAAAACAAAAGATAATCTCAGCAAAAGCGGAATTAATTCGTGCTACAATCCGTCAACGCTCACTTTCTGAAGATGCAAGAATGGCTTTGGGTGACAAAAACTCGACAGGTGGAGAAAAGATTCTTCCAAGTACGATGACAAATGAGTTGTTACATGAACCATTTGTAAAAAATCCATTACGTGAAGTATCAACATTTACGAGTGTAACTAACCTTGAAATTCCAAAAGTGACATTCACATTAGATGATGATGATTTTATTGCTGATACAGAAACGGCAAAAGAATTAAAATCAGAAGGCGATGTTGTAGTCTTTGCACGTAACAAATTTAAAGTTTACGTACCTATTTCTGAAACTATTTTAGTATCAACAGATACAAATTTAGTACAAACTGTAGATCAGGCGTTAGAAAGTGGTTTAGCAGCAAAAGAGAAGAAAGTAGCATTCGCAACAACTCCTAAAGCTGGAGAAGAATCTATGTCATTCTATAAAGCTGGCATTAAATCTGTTAAAGGTGCTAATTTATATAAATCTATTAAGTCAGCAATTGCAGATTTACATGAAGATTTCCGTGCAAATGCAACTATTAAAATGCGTTATGCAGATTATCTAGAAATAATCGAAATGCTTGCTAATGGTAGTGCTACTTTATATAATGCTCAACCAGAACAAGTTTTAGGAAAACCAGTTAAGTTCTGTGATTCAGCAGTGAATCCTGTTGTTGGTGATTTCCGATATTCTCACTTCAACTATGATCCTAATATGATTTATGATCGTGACAAAGATGTAAAAACAGGTATTGAATTATTTGTTTTAACAGCTTGGTTTGACCATAAAATTAAGCTGAAATCAGCATTCCGTATCGCAGAAGTACAAACTACACCCTAATCCACCCCAAGCACCAACAGGACTAAAAGTTGACTCTACTACGGTAACTACGGCCAACATTAGTTGGTCTCCTGTTGTGTATGATGGGGGCATTAAAGAGTATCAGATATTCCGTAACGGAAAACAGGTAGGAACGTCTGCAACAGTAACATATAAAGACACAGGTTTGACAGGTGATACAGCGTATTCTTATCAAGTAAAAGCCGTAGGTAACAACGGGCTAATTTCTTCAATAAGCGCTGAATTATCTGTGAAAACAAATGCTTCAGGATCGTAGGTGATTGCATGCTGGAGCTTATAAAAGGAAAACTGAAAATCGATGGGAATGAAGAAGATACTGAAATTCAACTTCTTATCGATGGGGCAAAAGAATCCTTATTAATATCTGGTGTCTCTGAAAGTGAAAAGGCCCTATACAAAATCGCGGTAATAACGCATGTTTTATTAAACTATGAGAATCAAGATAAATCATTAAATATTCCCGCATTAGAACAGTCATTACGAACTACTATATTACAATTAAGGGACTATAATAGCGGTGATGGCCATGAATCCAAGTAAATTAAATAAACGAATAACCATTCAACAAGAAATTACAAATAAAAAAGATGAAGAAGGAAATCCAATTCCATCAGAATGGAAAGATGTAGTAACTGTTTGGGCGAGAGTAAAAACGCCATTCGGAAAAGGATTCAACTATGAAATATTCGCTGGAAATACCGAAAATGCGGTTCGTGCAGTGAATTTTTTTATGCGATTTCGCAAAGGAATTGATTCGAAAATGCGAGTCCTGTACGATGGGCGGCTCTTTGAAATGAAAGCTGTTGTGGATGTTGATGAGCAACATAAAGAGACATGCTTAGTGTGTGAGGAGCGATCCATATGGCAGAAGTGACGACTTTTGGAATACAAGAAGCCATTCAACGTTTTGAAGCTTTAGGAAGAAGTGTAAAAACTATTGAAAACTCAGCACTAAAGAAAGGTGCTGGGGTAGTAAAAGATGCATTAGAGCAAGAGAGTCCAGTGAGTGCATATCCAAAATCGCCTTCTCTAAAAGAATCATGGCGAACAGGTAAACATGCAAAAAATGAAGTACTCGTTGGGAAAGTGAAGACTCGGAATGGAGTTAAATCAATTAGTGTTGGATGGGAAAAAGATGATAACTCTCCACACTTTTATATGAAGTTCCAAAACTGGGGAACCAGTAAAATGCCACATCCATCACATAAAGGGTTTATAGAAAAGACAGTCACTCATACAGAAGTGAAGGCAGTTCATGAAATGCGAAATGTCTTTGTAGCGGCATTGCATATCGTATGAGATTTTTAGAAAAAGATGTGTTACGTGCTCTTACAAATCCTTTTATTGTAGAAAAAATGGGTGGAGAATATATCTACAATATGGTGCGTGGTGACGATAACGGAAAAACATGGATTACTTATTCTGAGTTAGATAATGGTGCTGGAAGATACGCAGAGGGTGCGGAATCTACCAGCATTATTTTATTTCAAGTAGATATTTGGTCCTTTAGCCCTGTGAAGGGTGATCTAAAAGAAGCAGTAAATAGTTCTATGAAACGTATTGGATTTCAACGTATTACAACAGCAAATTTATATGAACCGGACACGAAAATCTATCATTATGGTATGCGATTTCGTACGGAATTAAAAGTCTAGGAGGAAAACAAATATGGCGATTGCAGTCGATTTTAGAGATTTACATTATGCGCTTTTAACAGAAACACAAGATGGGAAATTCACGTATGGTGCTCCCAAAAAAATTGGAGATGCAGTAAGTGGTAAAGCTTCTCCTAAAAACGAATCTGTTACTTTCTATGCAGAAGGTGGACCACTCGCAACAGCGAGCGCATTTGGTGGGGTAGAAATTGAATTGGAAACAGCAGATATTTCATTATCTACTTACGCTGAATTGTTAGGGAAGAAGCTAATTAAGGGACAAGTAATAGATAATGTAAACGATGTTGCTCCGTATGTAGCCTTATTATATCGTTTACCAAAAGATAACGGGAAAAATCGTTTTTATTGCTACTATAAAACGAAATTTGAAATTCCTGAAGATGAACATAAAACAGCGGAAGATAAACCGACGTTCCAGTCAGCTAAAATTAAATGTAAGGCTATTCAGCGTTCTGATGGGAATTGGAGACATCGATTAGATGAAGAAGAAACGGGATATGATGCAGCTGTTGCAGCAAGTTGGTTCAAAACAGTACCATCACCACCAACAGAAACAACACCACCAGCTGGTAAATAAACAAGAATAGAGAAGGTACAGCATAATGCTGTGCCTTTTATTTATGAAAGGGGATTTAATCATGCAAGAAAACCAAAAAACAGAATCATTTAAATTAGTTTTGAACTTACCTTCTGGCAAAAAAATATTCTTTTTACCTCATTTTATTCCAGCTACTGATGCTTTTGTAGCTTCGGAATGGACAGAAAAATTGAGTGCGGATAGGGTGCCTTTTGACTCACTAAAAGAAGCAACTCAATTTGTCGTAAAGGTATTTGGTAATCGATTTACTGTGGAAGAATTCCTAGAGGGAGTACATGCCTGGTTTTTGACGTCCACAATTTATTCTATTTGTTTAGCAATTGTGGGTAGTATTGCTGAAGCTGTGGCAATTATTAATGCAATTGATTCAAAGACAAATTTAGCAAAAAAAAAGAGACAAAGGAACAGAAAGAACCGTTCAAACCAACAGAAATGATGTTAGGTATATATAGTATGTTACAAGATTCTGGTATGTCCCAAGCGGATATTAATCAGATGGATTTAGTGCTTTTCTTTAAAACGTTAGCTTATAAGAAAAAACAAGAAGATAGAAAAGTAGTCCGAACAGCAGATCAAGCACCGGATTGGCTATAAAGGTAGGTGAGATAAATGGCTGGAGATATGGAGATTGGTGCACGGGTCACACTTGATACACAGCGTTTTGAAAATGGAGTTGCAGGAATTAACCGAGGTTTGCGCTTATTAGATTCAGAGTTTAATCTAACGAGCGAACGAGCTAGATTACTTGGGAATTCTGTTGAACAATTACAAAATAAATTAACTCATTTGAATGAAAAATTCACCTTACAAGGTCAAAAAGTAGAACATTATCGTCAAAAAATTGAACAGGCTCGACAAAAACAAGAACAATTACAAGCTTCAAATTTAACATTAGCGGCATCCATGGAACGACTTGAAACACAGTATGACCAAGCTGTACAAAATTTTGGTCGTAATTCGCAAGAAGCAAAGCAATTGAAACAAGAGTTAAAACAACTTCAATCTGAATATACAGCGAACGGACAAGCGTTACAGCGATTAAATACTCAGATTGACAACAATACAATTGCTATGAATCGTGCTGAAACAGCTCAAGAACGGATTCAAAATGAAATCAGAGAAACAAACCGCGAATTAGCTGAGCAACAAAATCGTTTGCATCGTACCGGGGAACGAATGCGTGATACAGGAAATAAAATGCAGGATATAGGCGGACAAGTTGGAACTACCTTTGCAGCCATGACTGGAGTTATCGGTGCTGGACTTGCGATGGCTGTGAAAGAATCCATGAACTTTGAACAAAAAATGGCTGATATCCAAGCAGTTTCTGGTGCAACTGGCGATGAAATGAAAAAAATTAGCGAGCTTGCTGTGCAGATGGGAGAAAAAACGAAATATTCATCTGTGGAAGCAGGACAAGGTATTGAAGAGCTAATAAAAGCAGGGGTAAGTCTAACTGACATTATTAATGGTGGTTTAGAAGGCGCTCTAAACTTAGCGACAGCTGGAGAATTGGAATTGGGAGATGCAGCAGAAATTGCTTCGACAGCTCTAAATGCATTTAAGGATGATAACTTATCAGTAGCTCAAGCGGCTGATCTATTAGCTGGTGCAGCGAATGCTTCAGCAACTAGTGTTGGAGAAATGAAGTTTGGTTTGTCAATGGTTTCAGCAGTTGCAGCTGGTGTAGGGCTTAGCTTTAAAGATACAACAACAGCTTTAGCCTTATTTGCACAGAATGGTTTAAAAGGATCTGATGCAGGTACTTCATTGAAAACAATGTTAGCAAACCTAATTCCTAAGTCTAATGAAGCATACGATATGTTTAGTGAACTTGGATTGATTTCGATTGATACAGGGAAAGCTTTGCAGTTTCTTGGAGAAAAAGGGGTTAAACCAACTTCCAAATCATTCAAAGATGTAACAGGTTCTTTAGCTGAATACGCAGCGAAACAAGCCGGCGTTAAAGTTGGTTCGGAAAAAGCGGAAAAAGCATTTCAAAAGTTAACATTCTCAACAGGAATCATGACGAATGCTTTTTTTGATTCGAATGGGAACTTGAAGAATATGTCTGATATAGCTGAAGTTCTTCAAATGTCGATGCAGGGACTAACCGCTGAACAAAGACAATCTTATATGTATACATTGTTTGGATCTGATGCTATCCGTGCGGCGAATATCCTTTATAAAGAAGGCGCAGACGGAGTGAAAAATATGTATACGGAAATGTCCAAGGTAACGGCATTAGAAGTTGCAGAGACAAAAATGAACACCACAAAAGGTAAAATTGAGCAATTAAGTGGCGCTGTAGATACCCTTAAAAAATCATTTGGCGATGCGTTATTACCTATTTTGATAGATGTAGTATCAGGTGTTCAAGGTGTTGTAGATTGGTTTAATAATTTAGATGAATCCACGCAACAAATGATCGCAAAAAGTGCTTTACTAGCTTTTGGGATAGCTGGGGTAACAACAGCTGTAGGGTTTTTAGCAATGGGAATAGGTGCTTTGTTAGCGAACCCAATTGCTTTAGCTATTACGGGAGCTGTTCTTGCTGTAGGGGCACTAGGCATAGCGTTAATTGATCTGAATGAAAAATCAAATCAAACCCAATCAAATATTGCTAAATTTGGTCAAAATGTAAGTGATGCAACGAGTAAGGCAGCAGGTGCTTATGTAGATTTAAAAGATAAAGCAATCAATAACATGATGGATTTAAAGCAAAGAACAGGTGAAGAAGCAAATAAAGCGGCTGATGAAACAATTAAAGCTTTCCAACGAATGACGAATGAAGTCATCAAAGAATTAGAAGGAAAGAAAAGCGAATTTAATAAGATGTTTAGTCAGCTGATGGGAACTGTTCCTGAAAGCGCAAAGAACACATTAGAACAGGTTAAGAATAATGTTATTGAGTCTATTAATAAAGAAATAGAAGTTGCTACACAAGCAGAAAAGATTTTAGAAGAGGGCATAAAAAGGTATCAGGGAGATACCATGAAAATGCCAAAAGATTTCGCTCAAAAGTTTGAGCAGGCTTTACAAGTTGCAGATAAAAACGTTCAACAATTCTACACAAAAGCAAAAGAGATTACGTCTATTTCGAAAGAAATTGAAGCTGGAGGAATGTTATCTTTAGATGCTGGTAAAAAACGATTCGAAAGCATCATAAAAGTGTATGAGGATGGTGTTAAATCTTTAGAAAAACAAACCAAAGGTTGGCGTGAAAACGTAGAAAAGGCGTTTAAATTAGGTGAAATTAAACCTGAAGAAAGAAAAGCTACACTAGATGCTATTGCACTTTATGAATCAAAGCATGTGAATGATTTGCAATCTATTCGAAATGATGGATTTAAAGTATTACAACAACACATGAAGGAAGAAGATTCTGAAGTATTAGCATCACAAGCTAAGAGAATTGAAGCGGAAGATAAAGGGTGGGGAGAACGGTTCAAGGCTGCATATGGATTCCGTGAAAAATCCGCTGATTTAGAGCAACGATTTAGAAGCGATCAAGAAAAAGCAGAAAAAGATTATCAAGATAAATTACTTCGGTATGAGTTGCAATACGGTAAATCTAAGATTGAAAGCATAGGAATGTATCTTTCTGAGCTACAAAAAGGTACAGAGTCCTCTAGATTGTTAGTTGAATCAATGGCAAAAGAAATTGACGGCAAAATGAAAATTGATTTAGGACCAGCAGGACAGTTTACAATCGCTACCTTTTTACAGAAACTTCAAAAAGGAGAATTAGATTCTTCAGCTGTAGCAATTGCCAATGCGAATAAATTGAAGGATGTTTATAAAGTAGACCTTTCACAAAGTGGTATTGAATCCATGCAAAAATGGATTGATGGTATTAAAACAAAGGATACTGGTGAAGTAAGAGAATTTCTAAGTAAAAACATGCAAGGCAATACCACAATCGATTTAGGAATCTACGGAAAAATGACAATGGATTCGTGGATAACAGGACTTCAAACAGGAACCTTATCTTTTGATACTGTATTCCAATTCTTTCAACAAAACGTCAAAAACGGAATGAATGTTGATGCTACTCAAGAAGGCCAGAATAACATTCAAACTTTAATTAATGGAATGCAAATTGGGGCATTATCATTACCACAAGTCGCACAGACTATGGGTCTAGACATTAAAAGTAATGTTCAAGTTGATCTTGGAGAAGCGGGACAATTTAATGTACAGACACTCGTTCAAGGTATGCAAAATGGCTCCATAAACGCTGAACTAGCAGCAAAGGCTATCGCATTATTAGTTGAAAATGGAGCAAAACTTGATTTAACTCAAGTCGGATTTGACACTAGTCAAACACAAGCTAATGGGATTGCTAATAATACAGCTCCTGAAATTGCAGCAACAGGAAAGAAGCAAGCTGTGGAAGGTATAATAGGAAGTACCACAGATGGTGGCGGTGGAAGTAAGAGTGGCAACGAACTAGGGCAAGGGATAATGAGTCAAGATGGCTACATTAGAGGAAGTGCATTGCAAGTAGTTGCTAGTGCTCATGGTGCTTTTGGTACTATTAACGGAAACTCGGCAGGTAATCAAGGTGGACAAGGTGTTGCAAGTGGTATTGTTAATCAGAATGGTCATATCAGAGGTAGTGCTCTAGAAGCTGTAGCTTCAGCTCATGCTGGATTTAATACAATCAACGGTACTCCGCAAGGTCAAAAGGGTGGAAATCAGTTTTCGCAAGGTATGGAGGATACAAAGGGACAAGCAAAGTCAAGTGGTTCTAATGTGGCGGAAAGTGGTAATTCTGGTCTGAAAAGTGTCAGTTCAGTGAGTCCTGGTGAAGCATTTTCTAGTGGATTTGCTAAAGGTATTTCTAATGGTGAATGGAATGTACAAAGTGTAGCATCTAGTTTAGCACGAGGAGCATTCGAAGCGTTAAAGGCTACACTTAATGTGAATTCACCATCAAAGTTGACTAGGGATCAGGGGGGGAAACCTTTTAGTGAAGGGTTTGCGATTGGTATTCAAAAGGCATCCTATATGGCGGAAAATGAGAGTCGTGCACTTGCTACGAATGCGTATGGATCATTAACAGATGAATTGCAGTCAAAAAACATGGGTTTTGGCGGCGTTCGTATAGCGCGCGGGATGGCTGAAGGTATCAAAAGCCAATATTCAGTAGTGAGAGATGCATTGCAAGATACAGTATCAGGAGCGATTGAAGGGGTACGTTCTTTGAATCCCAATGATTTGTTTTCACAAATCCCTGAAAATATGAGCGAAGCATTTAAGGAAATAAGACAACAACTGAATCGCTTTGACAGTCTTTCAATTTATGATGTAGGTAGTCTTTCTAGATGGAGAGAGGTCTTGTCTGAAAGTCCTAGTGTTGTTCAATCTAGATCACATAATGATAAAGCTCCTAAACAATCATATGAGAGAGCTGAACCGATTTATATTGAAATTCCTGTTGTGATAGAAGGAAGAGAAATAGCGCGTGTGAGCCATCAGTATATAACTGAATATCAAAATAGGGCACAAGCAAGAAACTCAGTCTTTTAGATTTGGGTTTCTTTTCTTTTGTATAAAAGGAGGTAAACAATGAGTTCTTTTTTATTTAATGGAGAACGGAAAGGTTATATTCACATCAAAAGAGGATGGAGTCCACCAACATGGGCGCCTTTGAAACGAAACTTGCTAAGAACTCCCGGATATCCAGGTGCAAGGTTATTAAGTACAGATACTGAACCACGTCCCCTTCCTGTACCTGTAGGAATTATAGTTCCAGATGGGACAGACTTAGAAACATTAAAAGAAGAAATAGCAGATTGGCTTATTACTGAAAAAGAAGCTGAATTGATCTTTGATGTAAAGCCAGATAGAACATATATAGCTGCTATAGATGAAGATTTTGATATTGATAAATTTGTGGATATTGGACAGGGCACTTTAAAATTTGTTTGTCCCATGCCCTATAAGTTAGGAAAAGTACAGACTCATACATTTAAACGAGAAGCAACTACAGAAATTACTTCTTATTTTGTAAATAAAGGAAGTGTAGAAGTGCCAGCCTTAATTGAAATTGAAGCGTTAAAGCCGAGCACTTTTTTAGATGTATGGTATGGTCCATATCCGAATAAACGGGATTATTTCCGCATTGGTTATCCTCAAACAATTAAGGAAACACCAGTACAAGAGCGAGAACGTGTTATGTGGGACGATATGTCAACAACTATAGGATGGACTCCAGTAACTGGTCAAGTTGATGATATGCAAGGGACGGGCGAATTAAAAGTAAAAGACGGAACAGGAATATATTGTCCTTACTACGGAAAAGAAGGGACATCGGGGTTTCATGGTGGTATCGCAAAGAAAAACATTCTTGGCGGCCCACTACAAGATTTCGAGCTAGAAGCGTGGGTTCATTTACAATCTAAAAACGTAGACCAAATGGGTCGAGTAGAGATTTTATTGTTAGGAGAAACAAGCGAAGTAGTGGCCCGTATTAATATGAATGATTTATATTGGGATGCTGAAATCACTAAGGCTCATGCAAGAATTGGTAATAGCGGTATACCTAATAGTTCTCGTATATTATGTGATACTAGCGGGGACCACCCGAACACATTTAATAATTTTTATGGAAGATTACGTATGGCACGGAGAGGGAATAAATGGTCCATATATGTAGCTCGTTTTAGAGATGGTAAAGCAATCGATGATGCTTCATTAGTCAAGGAATGGATTGACAACGGAGAGGGAAATAACCAAAATCCAATGACAAATCGTAAAGTCGCTCAAGTAATGATTGCGATTTGTCGATGGGATAGGAATACACCTGTTTATACCATGCAAATAGATGATTTAAAAATTTGGAAACTTAATAAAGTTCCATCTAATACAAAGCCTTATATTTTTGATGCAGGAGATAAAATCGTTATTGATACAGAGCGAAGTCTTGTAACAATCAATGGTACGGATACTATCAATTTAAAAGATTTTTTTAGTAATTTCCCAACCATAATACGAGGCGAAAACCGTATCGATATTATGCCGCCAGATATAAATGCAACAGTAAGTTATAGGGAGAGGTATAGATAGATGAGAACACCAAGTGGAATTTTACATGTTGTGGATTTTAAAACAGATCAAATCGTATCAGCTATTCAACCGAAAGATTATTGGAATGATATTCGCCATTGGGAAATCAAAAATAATGTTGATATGTTAGAGTTTAAAACTTTTGATGGAACGCCTCATGCGATTACTTTGCAACAACAGAATCTAATTGTAAAAGAAGTTCGTGATGGTCGAATGGTTCCATATGTAATTAATAATGAAGCAGAAAGAAATTCTGACGATAGGTCGCTTACAGTACATGCTTCTGGTGCATGGGTACAAATAGCGAAAGACGGTTATATTATGCCGCAACGAATAGAGGGTAAATCAGTTAACGAATTTATTGATATGGCTCTCATAGGGATGAAATGGAAGCGTGGAATAACAGAGTATGCCGGATTTCACACGATGACAATCGACGAAATTATAGACCCTCTTACATTTTTAAAGAAAATAGCTTCGTTATTTGAATTAGAAATTCAATTTCGTGTTGAAGTAGTTGGTTCTCAGATAGTCGGCTGGTATGTTGATATGATAAAGAAACGTGGCCGAGAAACCGGTAAGGAAGTTGTTTTAGGTAAGGATTTAGTCGGTGTAAGACGAATCGAACATTCACGAGATATTTGTACAGCTCTAGTAGGTTTCGTTAAAGGTGAAGGCGATAAAATTATTACAGTTGAGAGTATAAATAACGGGCTGCCCTATATTGCAGATAGTGACGCTTTCCAGAGATGGAATCAACATGGTAAACATAAATTTGGTTTTTATTCTCCTGAAACTGTTCAGGAAGAAATGACACCGCAACGTCTTATGACTCTCATGAAACTAGAACTGGCTAAACGTGTAGACACATCTGTTTTATATGAAGTCGAAGCACAATCAATAGGTCGCCTATTCGGACTTTCTCATGAGTTGATCAATGAGGGTGACACAATCCGAATCAAAGATACAGGTTTTACGCCTAAATTGTATCTGGAAGCTCGTGTTATCGCTGGTGATGAATCATTTAAAGATCCTACACAAGATAAATATGCTTTTGGTAATTATAGAGAAATCACAGATTCAAACGAAGAGTTACGGAAATTATACAATAAAATCCGTGATCAATTATACGGAAAAGCAAGTAAAGAGTTGATGGATCAGCTTGAAGAAGCTGTTAAAGATAATGGTAAAACAATTGAAACTATACGTGAAGAATCTAAGGCAGCCAAAGAATTAGCCGAGAAAGTTCAAGAAAACCTAAAAAACAATACAGTTAACATCATCGAAGCTGCTAATCCGCCAACTGATAACCTTAAAGTTGGTAAAACCATATGGCGAGATATTAGTAATGGTAAGCCTGGTGTTTTAAAGGTATGGAATGGAACAGGTTGGGAGCTTCTCATTCCTGATGTAGAATCCGTTAAAAAAGAAACCCTAGATCAAGTGAATAAATATATTTCTGCCACAAAACAAGAATTAAATAAAAAAGTGGAAGAAGCTCAAAAAGAAACTTCTGGACAATTCAAGGAAGTAAAAGAAAATCTTCAAGAGGTT